ATGCGCAGGGTAATGGCTACATTGCGCAATTCCTAACCGATGCAGGCGATCCGAATCTTTTGGCAATCCCTTCAGGGAATTGGAACTTTGAAACCTACTTCAATGCTTCGAGTGGTGGTGGCAGTCCGAGCTTCTACATTGAGCTTTACAAGTACGATGGCGCAACCTTTACGCTCATATCTTCAGGGGCTACAAATCCCGAAGCGATTACAGGCGGCACAGTGGTTGATTTATACGTTAGTGCGATTGCAGTACCAAGCACTGTTTTGCTTGCAACAGATAGGCTCGCAGTACGCATATTTGTAACGACATCAGGGCGAACCATTACGCTTCATACTGAGGACAACAACCTTTGCCAAGTCATTACAACCTTCACCACAGGGCTAAACGCACTAAACGGCTTGACCGCGCAAGTTCAAAACTTCGCAACAGGAACATCGGGAACTGACTTTGGTATAACATCAGCAACAGATACCCACACTTTCAACCTACCAACAGCAAGCGCAAGCAATAGAGGTGCGTTAAGTTCGGGAGATTGGACAACCTTTAACGGCAAGCAAGACACGCTGACAAGTGGCGCGAACATCAAAACCATTAACTCAGTTTCAATTCTTGGCAGTGGCAATCTTGCGACTCCGTTTGAACTTGTTGTTGCTGCATCGGATGAAACCACAGCACTAACTACGGGAACGGCAAAGATCACTTTTAGAATGCCGAGAGCAATTACATTGACTGCCGTTCGTGCTTCACTAACAACAGCACAAGCATCAGGAAGCATTTTTACTGTTGACATTAACGAGGCAGGAACAAGCATACTAAGCACTAAGCTAACCATCGATAATACAGAAAAGACCTCAACAACGGCAGCAACACCTCCAGTAATCAGCGATGCCTCACTTGCCGATGATGCTGAGATCACAATCGACATCGATCAGATCGGTGATGCAACGGCTAAAGGATTAAAAGTAATGTTAATCGGTACTTACTTATGAGTTTCTTAGTCAATCCTTATTGGTATGGTGGATGTGATGCTGATGCTGTTGCTTTCTTAGCTGCGGCAGGCATTACTGATCCCACAATTACCTCAGCGATTTGCACATTGGTATCATCAATGAAGGCAGACGGAACATGGGCGAAAATGAATGCTATCTATCCAATGGTAGGAGGGACGGCAACAACGCATAAGTTTAACCTTAAAAATCCTGCTGATACTAATGCAGCCTTTAGATTGTCATTTGTAGGTGGATGGACGCACTCGGCTAATGGAGCATTGCCAAATGGGACAAATGCTCTTGCTAATACATTCTTTAGTCCAATTTTAAATGCATCTCAAAATTCACATCATCTAAGTTATTATTCAAGGACAAATTCAAATTTAACAGAGGTTGAAGTGGGAGGTTCAAATGCAACACAAGGATCTGTTCTTGAAATAAGAACATCAGGAATTACATATTATAGAATTAACTCAGCAATTACTTATATAACTGCTGCTGATACAGATTCGAGAGCTTTTTATATTGCTAACAGAACGGCATCTAATGTTGTAAATGGTTGGAGAAATTCATCAAAGATTGCAACAGGCACAACATTATCTGGAACAATGTCAGCAATTAGTTATTATTTAGGTGCGCTTAACAATAATGGATCTCCTGCATTTTACTCAAGGAAGCAATGCGCCTTTGCAACAATAGGCAGTGGATTAACTGATGGAGAAGCAGCATCACTATACAATTCAATACAAGCGTTTCAAACTACTTTAAGCAGAAATGTGTAGATAATATGATAACAGTTTATCAACTCACAATAGAGCAAGCAGATCAAATCAGGGGCATTGAATATGTCAAGGATATGACCTTCAATACTATTGAAGATGCCAATGGTAATTGGATCATCTCGCAAGAGGAGGTTAGCACTACAACAATCGATTGGGTTAAGGAATTGCCACCGATTGAGTTCATCCCCAAAGTTGTAGATTTTTTGTAAATTTGTAAAAAACTAAGCAATCATGGCAGGCATTAAAGTTACAGACTTACCAGTATTAGGGGCAGCAGCAACAGATGATGTGTTCTACATCGTTGATACCTCAACCAATACATCTAAGCAGATAGAGGTTGGTAACATTGTAAGTAGCGGAACATGGACACCGACATTTAGTACATTTAATCAGGCTATTACGGCTGTAACTTCAAGTGCTGCATTTTATTCAAGAGTTGGGAATATTGTAACTTGCTCCATATCTTTAACCATTGAGGTTGATTTTTCAAGCGATAATACTGGTAGTGTGCAATTCACTTTACCTTTTTCAACAACAACTGGAGGTGCTTGTGGCTCATTATCTTCAAGCAATATTACCAAGCAATTTAATGGCGCAGTAAGACCTGCAAGTACAACATTAGGAAGAATTGTAATGGCATCAGAAGATACATCACTTGTTACTTCAACAGCAGCTTGCCATGTTCTTTTCCAATATGAAGTTAATTAATGCGCTCCACCTCAGCAGCAGGCTTGGCATTGATTAAGAAGTATGAGGGGCTTCGATTGACTGCCTATCTTTGCCCTGCTGGAGTGGCAACAATCGGCTACGGATCAACTCGCTATCCAAATGGCAATAGGGTTGAGATCAAAGATAAGCTAAAGGATGAATCGGTTGCAACATCGCTGCTATTGTTAACCCTTGCAGCATTTGAAAAGACGGTCAACAATCTTCTGCCCAATATCAACCAGTGCCAATTCGATGCTCTTGTAAGTTTGTGTTACAACATAGGATCTTCTGCATTGTCTAAATCGACATTGATACGTAAGGCAAAGGTCAACGCCAACGATCCAAGCATCCTCGATGAGTTTATGCGGTGGAATAAAGCAGCAGGCAAGCCATTGGCAGGGCTAACCACAAGACGGGCAGAGGAGGCTAAGTTATACTTCAAGGCGTGTAAAGATTAACGCCAATCTTGCCAAACATTCTCAGGCTGCAATCGTATCTTTAATCATGGCAGCAAGAGTTAATAAGTCTAAAAAGATATTTAATATCATCATTAAGCACTGGCGTTCAACCATTGGCTCGCTGATGATCTTAGTGTCGATTTACTTGTTAATCTTCAAGGTCATAACTACGGAAACGATGGCAGCGATTGTGGCAGCACTGATCGCAGCAGGCTACATACCTAAAGCTAAGAGCGATGAATCAGCAGACAATTAGAGATACGGTGTATAAGGTAACTCACAGAACAATAAGTTTTGATACTTCGGTAACTACTGGATCAGTTGTTGATTCGGCATTTGAGGTTGTTGCTGTTGTTGAAGTGCCAAAGATTGAGATGCCGATAGTTGAAAAGCCTCAATTAACTGCATTCGATTCTATCCAACCTTGTAACTTATCATTGATCACCTCAGTTAAAGCAGAGCCATTGACCTTTGTTGATGTAAGATCAAACCAAAAGAATGAGCCAATGCCTATGAATTTAGATATACCGATTAACGGGATCGTCCTTGCCTTTACGATGGCTATAACGGTTCAATATCTTGTAAACAGTCAAGGTGCTTGGAGGTCATTGATCAATAATATTCGCAAGGAAATGGCTTAATTATTTGTTATGCCTTATCTTTGTGGTATGGCATCACTGCACATTCTTGAATCTTCAATAGATTTATTCTACGTAATAGCTGATGAGCAGGGGTTAATACTCACTTCCAATGATTTATTCAGGGAATATTGCAGCCATCTAAAACCTAAAAACATTCTCGATATTGCCTCTAATGAATCCGATCGGGATGAGTTCTTGGCAATCATTGAAAAGTCAAAAGCTAAATCGCCCGATGCTTTACGGGTGTATGTGCGATCTAAGCAGAAGATCGGGTCTGAGAGGTACTCAATGTGGAATGTTTATTCTATATTGGGTTCTTTGCATTTTATAGGCATACCTTTGGTTGATGTTACGAGCATCACTGCCCACGACTACGAACGCCAGAATATGATTTTGGAAGAGTTCCGCTTCCTTCTATCTCACGAACTTAGACAGCCATTGACTTCGATTGGCGGCTTGGTTAGTTTAATGATGGATCATAAAGAAGCAAGCGAAAGAGAGAAGCAGGAGATAATGAATATGATTGCTGACAGTGTGCACCGATTGGATGAATCAATTAAATTGCTTGTCAAGAAAGCAACTCGACAGCTATAACATTCGATTATGATTGAAGCATTGATTGACTTGCCTAAGACTGACCAAGAGTGTGATGATAGGCTGATTGCTGTTGTTGCTTCTTATGTGATCGAGAAAGGTATGCCGTTCAATGTGGCGATTAATATCTTGAATGATAACATCAGGGATCAGGGCTGCATGCTGATTCACCTCAACAAACTCATTCAACTTGTCAACTATGGATAACGTAAAGCCATCGACAGCAGTGATGCTAACCATCATCGGGCTGCTTCTGTTTTTATTGGTTCGCTCTTGCAGTTACAACAGAGAGTTGAAGAGGCTAAATGCTGATGTCTTTGAAACGAATCAGATCTTCACCAAGCGCAAAACTGATGATTCTCTTATCATCTATACCCAAGCATTGCAGATCAACGCATCAGAGCGTGAACTTGATCAGATGAAGGAACAGTTAGAAATGTCTAAGGTGGATCAGGCGGTCAAGATTGAAACGAGAACCATCTATAAGACTGAGTTTAAGGTTGGCGAAGTGGTCTATGTCGATAGCTTTCCGCATATCAAACTACCTCGAACCTTCCACAAGATCGATAGGTGGCTGGAGATAGGAGGTCGAATTAACCGCTTAGGCTTCATTCAGATCGATTCTTTAATCATTCCTGCATCTTATACTGTCGCAATCGGAGATACACTGCGAGAGGGCTTTATTTCAAAGATTCTAAAAAGAACAGATCCCGTAGTTCGTATTGGCGTGGACAATCCCAATATCAACTTAACTGGTATGCGTAACGTAGTGGTGAGGCAAGATAAAAAGTGGCATCAAACCACTGCTGCCAAAATTGGGGCAGGCATATTGATCGGCTTCGGGGTGATGAAGCTCGCAACTCCTTAAAGATTTATTGAAATTAATTGAATTGATTATCAGCGAGTTATGCAATTTAACGCTGGTAGTTTGTTATTTTGTTGCTTTGTGCATTGCAGAATCAAAATAAGGTTTTATATTTGTCAAACCAAAACACACAAAAACATTCAAACCATGAACACAGCAACTTTAGAATTACAAAAAATAGAATCAACTTTTGTTACAATGGTTAAAATCGAAATGCTTTTATCAGGCAATACTTTCGAGGTAGCAAAAGAAACAGTTAAGCAGTATTTGAGATCACAAGGTCTAATGTAATAACATCGGGCGGCTAACTACCGCCCATATTCTCCCACCCTTTTACACCTTAAAAAAATGACAGCAAAAACACTTTTCCGCAACATCGAATCTACCGAGTATTTCCACTACGATCACCTCGCAGGAGTGCTGACAATCGTAATCAATGACGGATGCCGAAAGGGCATTATGACCAGATGCGACAGCCAAGCATCAGCACTGCCAAGACAATTCCATAAGGAGTTCAGATATGGCGTGCCAAGCGAGATCAGACTATTTGAATCTTGCAGCATCGAGGAGTATCATCAAGCTTACTGTGCAGCAGTGGACACCATGCACGAGGTAGTAGTAGAATCTTTACAATTGTAATCTTTAATCCTTTAATATTTCAGCAATGAAAGCACCAGTTAACAGCGGATCATCCGCAAACAAGCAAATTGCCCCTGAAGGCACGCACGTAGCACGCTGCTACCAAATCATCGACAAGGGTACTACCTTCGATGAGAAGTGGCAGAACAGAAAGCGCAAGATCCAGTTTATGTTTGAACTGCCGATGGAGTTGGCAGTATTTAACGAGGAGAAAGGTGAGCAGCCCTTCTATGTAAAGACAGTGTTTAACCTGAGCATGGGCGAGAAAGCATCGCTGCGCAAGTTTATCGAATCATGGTTCGGCAAGAAGATGACTGACAAGCAAGCAGCAGACTTTGAGATCTTCACATTGATCGGTGCAGCCTGCATGATCAACGTAGTTCACAATGGCAAAGAGGATAGAACCTATGCCAACATTATGAGCATATCGCCAATGCCGAAAGGTATGCAATGTCCGCCTGCGGTTAATATGCCGATGTGCTACGATACCACTGCGCACGATGAGCAAGTGTTTATCATGCTCCCTGAGTTTATGCAGGAGGATATCAAGAAGAGCGATGAGTGGCTTAGAAGACCATCGCAATTTGCGACAAGTTGGAGCAAGCCTAACTATCCGACTAACAACTTCCAAACGGCTAACACTAACGGGGCAGGATTGACTGATGATCTTGATGCACTGTTCGGAAGTTCTGACGATAAAAATCCATTCTAACCAACAACAACCAAAAAAGGCAGGGGTAATCTCCTGCCTTTAATCAACCTAAAATAAACATGAACAGCATCGCAAAGATAACAATTCCCGTTGAGAAGATTTATGCAGCCATTAATTCTGCTGATGTACTCAACGCTCAGTCAATCATTGAACGCAACAGTGTAGCTGATGAGGCTAACAGCGTCAGCAATGTAACAGAATATAACAGCATGGCAGCAGCCATCAAGCAAGTCAATGATGCTATTAAGATCGTGGAATCAGCACGCAAGGAAGTAACCGCACCGGTGGATCACTTCAAGAAAGAATTAATTGCACTGGAGAGGCAGACAGTTGATAGGCTCAACACCTTCATCGCATCGGCTAAGGTTAAGATGCTCGACTATCACAATGAAGTTGAACGGCAGCACAAGGAAGCAGAGGCTAAGATCAAAGCAGAAGCCGAAGCTAAGATGTCGCTCAAAGGAGTATTCAAGGAAATGGATGTTCTGGCTAATATGGTAGATGACCTTTATGTGAGTTCTGTTGAGATGGCAAAGACCAAGAATATCAGAACACTCTACAAGGCTGAGGTCGATGGTAATGTTGACTGGCTAACGATCATCGAGGTGCTATTCTCAACCGATCATCTGCGCCATCAGGATCTTCTTAGACACTTGCCAAGAGCGATGCAGATGGCAGGAGTGAACGCAATAAGTGGAATCAAGATAGTTGAA